CTCCGTTCCAATCAGCCCCTTCGTTTCCACCACCACCAGTCGTGGCAACCGGCCTGTTACCAGCCGCATCACCAACACTAATGACTGTTGAGTTTCGCACTAAACGAACACCTGTTGTAGAAGGCGCAGCAGAACTCACGTTAGTAGAAAAAGTCACAAGTATTTTACTTGTAGCTGAAGTCGGTGTGATATCTACTGATAAGCCTGTGATGTCAAGGAATACCCCTGCACCCGGTGTGTCTGACCAAGTGTCTGTTTTAGTTGTACTTTGCACTTGCAACACACTACCACTACGAATAGGAATACCAGCAGATGTGACTGCGGTGAGAGACTGATTGTTTAATTTTATAAGTGCCATATCTGTCTCCCTATGCTTTCACGCAGTACATCATAGCGATGTTGCGTGGTCTTGTTTCATCGCCATATCTTGGCGTTCCATTTGAGCCAGTGACAATACCTGTTGTGGGGCCACTATTATATGCAAATGCTGCAATACCAGAGTTAGCAATACCATAAGGAGACCCAGAGACCCACCTATCAGTATGTTCATGTCCTTGGAACTGGTCTGTTTGCGTTGAACCAAATGCTCGGCCAGAATCTACACCACGGCCATTATCCCAACCACGAATAAACTCGCCTCTTAAGTCAGGCACATTAAATGTAGTTGACCCATCGCCTACGCCATGCGTTGTGCCTAAAGCAGCAAACAAATCTGTATAAGTTGTTCTTGATACAGCAGAGCCATCGCACTCTAACCAGTCTGTAGGGGCTGTACTCATAGCAAAAGGTGCAATCATTCCAGTAGGAATAAGGGTAACACTAGAAGCAAGTTTGGCTTGCGTAACAGCACCATTAGCAATCTTAGCTGTAGTCACAGCACCGTCAGTAACGCTGCCTACACCCAACACATCACCAAGAGCTACAACAAAGTCGATGCTGTCGCTAGCTGTGAGTGCGCTGTCAAAGATAAGGTTGCTGCCTGATACTGTGAAGCTGTCTTGCGGTGCTTGGATAACACCGTTGAGAGAGACTAGCAGTTGGTTAGCAGTCTCTGGAAAGTATGCCGCAGAACCTAGCGTAAGAGCGTAGGTAGCCGTGGCAGAGGCAGTCAGGTTGTCCAGCTTGTGGAACCCACCGCCTACTGGGGATTTTCCTATGTACGGCATTATGCAAGGTCTCCGTGGGTTGCGACATAATTCGAAATAAAATCTTTATTACCGCTATTATAGTTGTATACGTTTAAGCTAGAAGTGCTTAATGTTCTAACTGTAGTATCTCTATTAGCTAATCCAACAGTTCCACTAATTTTTTCTGAACCGGTACCAACCGCAGCATAATCTGAATTAGCAAAAGATGAGGAAAAACTTACTGTAAAAACTCCTACACCACCATCTACCAACCCGCTTATGTTTAACGAATCACGGGTTGCAACAGTTCCTGTTCCCTTAAAGTTAACCCAAGCTTTCGCCAAACCCTGCACAACATTAGTAGTAACCGCCCCACCCTCAGATGGCGCAGTAGTAGACGCAGTAATTTCACCAGCACCTGTTACGGTGCCAGTGAACGCATAGTCATCAGTAAGGTCTACGCCTTCTGCTATGATTTTACTTAGTGCCATTGGCTAGGCTCCTTAGTATGGGCTATCACCACAGCATGAAGGCCACGCTGCTTTGAGTTCAGCCATTGTTGTTGCACTGTCACCAGCAGCAGGGGCATCACGCAATGCTTGCTTGCTTGCAACGATGGCAGTCGTGCTTGCGCTTGTCTCTTGCGCCTTCATAAAGTCTGTGTCCAATGCTTCAAGCAAAGGCTTACGAGCTTCACGAACCTTGTCAGCAAAAATCTCTTTGGCTTTTGTCAGGTCTTCTGAAATGACAGAGCCGTTTAGTACCCAAGCACCACGAAAGTCACGATTTGCTGGAACAGTAGCAGTTGAAGCGTCAATCTGATTACCGTCCTTGTCTACGATGTATGTGTTTACAGCCATTATATTCTCCTATGCGGCTAGTTCATCAGATATACGCCACGCATTGCGCCACGTTCTTGTTTGCGGTAACTGCTCTTTTTTGCAGATAACCATAGTTGGGCGGTTGCCCTCATTCCAAGTCTCGACCACATGCTGTGGACAGTCCTTGAGAATTAAATATTCGATTGCTTCTTCTTCTGTCATTGCTGGCATTGGTTCTGTCTCATGCAACAGATAGCCGCGAGTGTGTTTCTTGAAGTCAGGCTGTGCCTCGTCCTTTGCCAGTTCGTGATATACCCACACAGGTGGCAGGATGCCGCCCTGCAATGCACACGCCAGCCAATTTGGGTCAGGCACAAGTATCTTAGCGCACTCGTCTACGCTGTCCTCATAAACAACACGATAGTCTGACTGCACACCCTCTAGGTTTTCTTTAGCCCAGCATAGGCGGTCAAATAGGTGGGTGCCTTTGAATGATGGTGTTTGGGTCATTAGGCAAGGTCTCCCATAAATGATGCGAAAAGAAAATTTCTATCATTTCGTACTGTAGTTGACCCAGTTTCTTGAAAAGAATTTGCTTTGGTTGCTGACGTAGTAAATTCCCACGGGTCAAAGTTACACGCTGTGCCACTTGCGTTGTCGTGTCCAGCAGTTGTCATAAATGCAAAATTTGTGTTATTAAAACTTGCTAAATTATTAACGGTATATTGGCCAGTTCCACGGTCAGAAATTGAGCTTGTGTTCAGTGAGTCACGAATCGCAACAGTGCCAGTGCCGTTAAAATTCACCCACGACTTGCTACTACCATCCACCACATAACTTGTATCCAGAGAACCTGCGGTGCTGTGTTCAATCTGGTCTGCGATAAGTTTTCCAGCCATTATGCGAGGTCTCCAAAGATAATGTCATCATTTCTAAGTGAATCAACGAAGCCAGAGCTTCCGAATGAGGAATGACCAAAACTACTTGTAATCTTATTGCCTAAACCACCAGTATAATGATTGTCAAAATTGTTGTAACTGTTGTTAGTTTGGGCGGATGTATACATAACGCCAGCGTATGAACTACTGCTCATGTTATTTGTAAAAGCAATTGGATAAGTCAGTCCTGAGCCAGCATCAGTAATACTACTAATATTAAGTGAATCACGAATTGAACTTGTTGTGACTTGAGTGTGATCTATCCAAGCCTTCGCCAAACCCTGCTGCAACTGCATAGTCGCCGCACCGCCTTCACTTGTCACTGTGATGTTACCAGCGGTTGTCTTGCCGGTGAGGTTGTCTACTTTTATCTCACTCATGCTAGGTCTCCGTGATGCGTCATCATTGCCCTATCCGTATCAATGCCAGTATTTGCAGAACCTTGAAATATTTGCATCCTAGCTTCACTGCTTGTTTGATAGTTTATAGTCGTCTTATTGCCAAAACTTTCATCATCAGCACTTGAATGGCTAGAGTAATTTTCTCCAGCATCAAAATTATTGACAAAAAGTTGTGCATAAGAACCTGTACCTAAGTCTGAAGTAGAACTTGTGTTAAAACTATTATTAACAACTAAAGACGGGTCCCCGTCCATTCTTACCCACGCCTTTGCCGCACTCTGCTTCGTAAGCGTGACAGGGCTAGTGCCATCGCTGGCAGTGATTGTGTCTGTGCGTAATTCACTCATGCTATCGCCAGATTACCGTTTACTGTCACGGTAACTCCTGTTGCTAATGTTAGAGGGCCAGCGCACAGGGCGTTGGTGTTAGCTACTACAGTGACGCTAGTGTTTAGCTCACTCTCATGCACACGAAAGATGTCTGCCGTTCCACCACCGCTGTCACCAAGAAAACTACCACCACCTAGTACAAGGTTAGGGTCTAGCTTAGCTGATGTAACAGAGCCATCAGGTGGTACAGATGTCTGTAGGGCTAGGGCGTTATAGACCACATAGATGTCATCAGTAGCCACAACAGAACCTGTGAGGGTAACTGTAGTAGCTGCTGCTGAGTAAGCCTCAGTAGGCTCCTGACGCACATTGTTGATGTACAGATCAATGGCTTCTGAACTGGCTACAGCATGTGTCAGCGTCAGTGTCGTGCCTATTGCACCAGTCAAGTCTTGCTTGGCAGGGATGCTGCTAAAGCCTTGTGTCTGTTGATTGCCTACATAACCCATTGGTTACTCCTATGAACTAATGTCATCAACAGCGGATACCCAGACATCGCATGATGCGGCTGTATCTGACTGCACCCACAATCTGTCGCCTGACTGCACAACAAACTTTGCACCAGCATCTAGGATTTGCAGCGCACCACCAGCAGCAATCGGAGCATCTTTAATTAGATAGATGTTGTTAGTGCCATCATTAATGTAGCAACTAACAGTGATTGCATTTGCAGTTACGTTAGCTAGATGAATACCAACCAGCGTGTCGTATGTGTCAAAGTTAGCACCGTCTGGTACGTCAGCAGCAACTGTGCCTACCTGACTTAGTGTATATCTGCGAAAGTTCTGTGCCATCTTTTACTCCTATAGGGCAATTGCCATTGCTATGGCAAAGCCGTTAGTGGCAAAGCCTGCGGTAGAAGCAGCCGTAAGCTGCCAAGTAGAGCCGTTGTAAACAAACATTTCGTTTGTGCTTGTGTTGAAGTATATGTCACCAGCAGTCAGCGGATCACCGTCATTATCTACTGTTGGTGCTGCCGACTTAGGGCCAAGGTATGTATCATCAAAATTATCAACACTAGCAGCGGCTTGCTCTGCCCAGTATTTGGCTGAGTACCCAGAGCCATCTACTGTGCCAACAGTATATGTAGCCCAGTCTTTAGCAGAGCCTGTTGTGCCTCTGGTCTGTGTACCAACAGCATATTCTTTTGCTGAATACTCTGTACCATCTACTTGACCAGTGGTTTCGGTTGCCCAATCCTTTGCAGGGCCAGCACCCGCTGTATCTGTTACGCCTGTTCCACCAATCGACCAAGCCTTTGATGAGTAATCTGTGCTATCAACAATGCCATTAACTTTAACAGCCCAATCTTCAGCAAGCTGTGCATTGGCTGGGGCAGCGTTAATATTAGCAGCGTTAGCTACAGCAGCGGTTATGTTTGCCGAGTTAGCAACAGCAGCCGTTACATCAGATGCAATGCCAGCAACAGTTGTTACATCAGTTTTGATAGCGGCAGTGTCGCTAATAGCGTCAGTTGCTACCGTTCCGTCTTCAATGTCAGCTAGTGTGGCAATGTCAGCAGCAGCCGCAGCAACAGTAGTTACACCAGCGGTAGATGGGCCGTTTACAATATCGCCAGTTGTTTCATCAAACGCCAGCACCTTGCCCTTACGAGAGTCAAGATCAGGCAATGTAAGATTAGCATCTGCATCATAGTCATTTAGCTGCAATGAACGATCAACCTGATCCTTGAGGTCAGCAGACATTGCAGTAAAGCGATCAAGTTCTTCGTTTAGAGAAGTGACATCAAATGGGCCAGATGTAGGAAAATCTGTAGTGCGCTCAAGAGGAATGCTTCTTGTTATAACAACTGTACTACCACCAGACGCGCCAACAACCGTCATTGTAATTGAGCCGGTAGAACCAGAGCCGCCAGTTACAGTGTAATCAGTCGTAATCGTTTTAAGCGTGCCATTAATATATACGTTGAGATCACCTTCTTCAAAAAACTCAAACGGCACAGTAAAGCTAGACTGTGTAACACTAGCTGCCACAGTGTAGGATATTCTTGGTGAATTATCGCTTAAGTTTATTGTCATAGTATCCCTCTATCATGCACTAATGCATTTCTCCACGCACAATTAACGGCCAGCATTCCATAGATCTCTTGCCGTTCCAGCAACGTATGGAAGACCTAAGAATGGCATTACATAAAAAGCATCTTTGTTTGCTGTAGCGTTGTTGCCATTACTGTATTCTCTGGCAACGCGGTACATATCCTGCACCAATCCAACAGGCGCACCAAATGGCTCAGTAACAAAGTTACCAAACCTTTTGTTTATATCTGGATCGATGTATTTTGGCGGTATAGGCGATGATGTTGCGCCAATCATGCCGCTATTCACGCCCATAGACAAACCCATATAACCAAGATCAGTGTAGATACCCAGCAATCCGCTGTGATCTACCACACGCGCCACTGTTTCCACACTGTCAGCACCACGCCACCATGACTTGTCTTTCATTTCGAGTGACAAGTAAGACATGCCAAGCAAAGCAATTACGCCTTGCGCGTTATGCAACCGGTTAGGATCGCGCAGCACATTGACAATCTTGTTGTTTGCACCAAAAGCAAAGTTCATGAATGTAAATGGCAGCGTCATAAGCTGGCTGTCCATGCGCACCATCTTCTGCCCTGCAGTAGAGACACGATCCTCGATCTTAAATGACTCAGGCCATAGCTTGCGTGCTTGCTGAAAGAATGAGTTGTCTTTCATATACAGCAAACCATCCATAAACTGCGGCTTATCAAAGGTTGTTGCCATGATGATGGTGTTATTGGCATGCGCATCGATAGCTGCCTGATATGTACGCAATGCACGCCTTGCTTGCGGTGTATCTTGAGGCCATTTGTCAGTTGCACTGAAATGAAAGTCAGCACTTGGATGACGCTCAACAGGCATCTTAGCAATATACTCAGCCATCTCCTGATCAATGCCATAGCGTGCCATGAACTCGGTATCGAACTTGTTAATCTTGCCCGCAGCCAGCTTGCGTGACAGCTTGAAGAACTTGTCTTGCACCAGTATCTGATCAAGCGTTTTGCCAGCAACAGTAATTGGAGCAAGGCCGTTCATTGTGTAGAAGGCTTTGTTGCCAATACTGGTTGCTTTTTCAACCATGTTAGGTTTGATGCGCTTCACATTGTCAGACAGGATTTCACGCGCAATTACATTGCGGGTGATGTCAAGCACCTCACCTGCCATGTTGATCTGACGGAATACTTTGCTGGTGTAACCCATGTCACGAACACCAGACCATGCAGCTTTCATCGTTGGCATGATGCCATGAGCAAGAGCAATGCTGCCGATATCTGTGATAGCAGAATATCCAGCATAAGGAAGATACACCCAGCCAGTATATGAGCGCAAAGCCTTAACAGTTTGATTATCTAACCTGTCTGGGCGGCGAACAATCGATCCCATGACACGCTCATAATCGCCATAAAAATCAGACTTAATGCGTGCAATGCGTTCTTCGCTAAACCCACCTTTTTTACGGAGCGATGTTTCAATATCGCCAAGCACCTCATCGATATTCTTGCCTCCGTATGACTCAGCAAACGCAATCTTCTTGCCCATGCGCTCTACATAACTATATAGCGCATCCTCATCCTTGATGATGTAGTCCATAACTTCATGCACAGGGATGTTGGTCTTGCGATTGCGCAGATGCTTGCTGCCGCCAGCGAAGTCTGCCTGCAGGTTTTCAAAATCATCTGCATCTTCCTGCAATATGCGCATAACAGTACGCTCTGCATCTTCACGCGGCGTAGTCGATGGCATGGTTTCATCCGGCCCCATTGCAGCACGCTCACGAATATAATGTGCTTCAAACTTCTGTGTTAAACCTTCGCGTGCTGTGTCATCAGACATCAGTAGCTGTTTATTGTAGAAGATAGGGAATGCAAAATCCTGCCGTGTTGGCTTCTTCATTGCCCCTTTAAGATCATCAATCTCTTTTTTAATCTTAGCGATGCGTGCTGTGCCACTCTCTAATGCCTTAAACTGTGCCTTAGATATGCCCTGCTTTGCGCCCTTGCTATCAGTATCTCTAATGCTTTTGTCTTTTGTGTTTAATTCTTCAAGCTCTTTATTAAGGTTATCAATACGCGCTTGCAGTTCTTGGTTGCGCTTAAACACACCAGTAAAGTTGGCATCATCGTCAATCTGCTTGAATAACTGGTCAAGCTGTACAATTGCATCAGCTTGTTGCTGTGTCATACCCTCTTGAGCCTGACGCACCAGCCGCGGGTCATCTGACTTTGACAGCACCATTCGGTTAATGGTGTCACCAAGCCAATCATCATAATCTTTTGTGAATGGTGAATAAGCACCAGCAATAGATTGTGCAGTTGTATCAATCTCGCCGGTTACTTGCTGCGCATGCAGGTCACGCAAGCCGCGTTGCGTACGCATAAACGTACCGTAGAATGGCACAATGCGCAT